TAAACCTTATTTAATATTTCTTTATTGTGTTTTTCCTGAGTTAAGAAAAAGTTCTATGAATAATAATTATACTTTCTTTAGAAAAAATCTAAATAAAATATATGTTGAAAAACTTTTTCCAAAACAATATTCTAAACTTAATTTTCCAATAGAAAAATTAATACCTGCATTAGTAAACGTTTATCCTCAATATTCTATTGAGTTTAGTAAATGCTTAGTACACCATCTTAATCAATTAAGTGAAAAAACCATTATTAAAGATATAACTTTGATTTAATTTTAACTAAAAATGACAAAACAAAAATTTGACAAACCTCGTCGGCTTATTAAGCCTGAAGATGGTACCATTGCTTACACCTGGGAAGGTAAACTCCACAACTGGGATGGTCCCGCTCTTATCCCTGAAGGTAACAACCGAAAAAGAGAATATTATATCCATGGCATTCAATACACTGAAGAAAAATGGAATGAACTTAAAAGTGATCGTCAAGGATTACCTTGGTTTAAAAACCCAGCATATAAGGAGAGGAGCTAATATGTATAACATATGGCTCGTACAGTAGTACTTTTAAGTTGTGTTGCCCAAAAATTAAGCGAACCCGCTAAGGCCAGAGACTTATATCAATCAGACCTATTTAAAAAAAGCTTGGGATATGGTGAAAGTCTTAAACCAAATGCCATGTTTATTTTGTCTGCTAAACATCATTTATTACCTTTAAATAAAGTTATTGATCCTTATAACAAAACACTAAAAGACATGAACGCTGAAGATAGGCAAAAATGGGCTGATGTTGTTTTATCTCAATTAAAAAATAAGGGATATGATTTAGATAAAGATAATTTTGTGATTTTAGCAGGTAGTACATATAGTAAGGATTTAATTCCTCATATGAAAAATTATGAATTACCTCTTAAAGGTAAAAGAATAGGCGAACAAAAATCTTGGCTTAAAAAACAATTAGGAAAACTTAAAGAAACTGTAATAAAATTAACCCATTTACTTTATGAAGCTATCAAAGAAAAATCTCCCTTCTTTAATTGAGTCGTATCTTCAAGATATTGAAGACTTTGGAGATGAAACTATTTATACACCTGAGTATACTGTAGTATGTGAATCTACTCTTAAAAATACCAAAAAATTAATTTTGGAATCTAAGAGTTTTTCATTATCTTTACTAAGAGAAAGTGTTAAAAGTGGCACTAATCTTCAAAAAGAAGTAATGGAGGATTTTATTTTATATATTAAAAGTTTTGATTAAAAATGAAAATAGGGTTTTGTGGAACAATGAGTGTAGGAAAAACTACATTGGTTAATGCTTTAAAAAATGTACCTGAGTTTAAGGATTATACTTTTACAACTGAACGTAGTAAATATCTTAATTCATTAGGTATTCCATTAAATACTGATTCTACACTTAAAGGTCAAAATATATTTTTGGCTGAAAGGTGTACTGAATTAATGCAAGAAAATATCATAACTGATAGAACCGTAGTTGATGTCATAGCTTTTACTAGACTAGCTAAATCTATTAGTTACATTGATGGTGATGCTTTTGAAGAATATGCTAAGCGTTTTATTAGAGAATATGATTATATATTCTATATTTCTCCTGAAGGTACTATTATTGAAGATAATGGTGTAAGAGAAACTAACCAAGAATATAGAAATGAGATTGATCAAACTATTAAACATTTACTCCATAAACACAAACCTTGGCATAATGTTTTAAAAGGATCAACAGAAGAACGCGTCAAACAAGTACTAAAGACTTGTTTTGATATTTATTAATATATGAAAAATCAAATTCTACTAATAGTTTTAATAACAAGCTTATTTTGGTTCTTGGGTTGTTATATGTACATAGACCTAACCCATAAAGACTGTATTGATTATAGTGTTTTAGTAGATGAGAATAATAAGAAATATCAAAACGAGCTTGATTCTTTGAACTTATTACGTGATAGTCTTGAAAAAGAAATAATTGTAGCAGAATTTAAATCAGACAGCCTTAGAAACTCAATCTCAGCTCGTAATAAAGAATTAAACAAATTAAGAAAACAATACAATGAAACAATTGCTGCTATTGATAGTATGTCTAATGACAAGCTTGTTGAGTTTCTCACAAACCGGTATAAATAAAGATTCTTTAATTTGTATTCCTAGAGGTGTTTTAGTTGAGGTAATTACAGACCTAAGTTTATGTGATTTATATAAAGAGGAAGTAAAATCTCTAAAACAAGACACTACTGAACTCAATGAAATTATATTTTATAGAGATTTTATAATTTCAAGAAGGGATGAAGAAATAAAAGCCTATCAATCCACTTTAGATAGTTGTAATGTTTCTAGAGCTAGTTTAGAAGCTCAAAACCAAACTTTAAAAACTCAACTAGAAGAAAACCAAACAAAAATAACTTCTTATAGAAGAACTATAGGAGTACTATCATTATTTGTTGTTAGTTTATTCGCTTGGGAAATAAATGAGAATAAATGAGTGATTTAAAAAAGATAATCAGAGAAGAATATCTTAAATGCGCCCAAGACCCAGCGCATTTTATGAAAAAATATTGTATGATCCAACACCCCCAAAGAGGTAGAGTCAACTTTCATTTATATCCTTTCCAAGAAAAAGTTTTACATTTAGTTAGAGATAATAATTATACTATTATTAATAAATCCCGTCAATTAGGTATATCAACCTTAACAGCGGGATACTCTCTTTGGTTAATGATCTTTCATAAAGACAAAAATGTACTTTGTATAGCTACTAAACAAGATACAGCCAAGAATATGGTTACTAAAGTACGTTTTATGTATGATAACTTACCTAGTTGGCTTAAAGTTAATGCTATTGAAAATAACCGATTATCTCTAAGATTAGAAAACGGGTCTCAAATCAAAGCAGTAGCAGCATCAGGTGATGCTGGTAGATCTGAAGCTGTTTCACTTCTACTAATTGATGAGGCCGCTTTTATTGAACAAATCGATGAAATTTGGGCTTCAGCCCAACAAACCCTAGCAACTGGAGGTGGTTGTATAGCTTTATCTACCCCTTATGGTACTGGTAACTGGTTTCATAGAACTTGGACTAAAGCTGAATCTAATGAAAATGAATTTCTACCTATTAGATTGCCTTGGTATGTTCATCCTGAACGTGACCAATCTTGGAGAGATAGACAAGATGAATTATTAGGTAATCCCCGATTGGCAGCCCAAGAATGCGATTGCGACTTTAACACCTCAGGAGATATTGTTTTTTATCCTGAATATTTAGAGTTTATAGAACAAACAACTATTAAAGAACCAATTGAGAAAAGAGGGGCTGATAAAAATTTATGGATTTGGGAACCTGTAGATTATTCAAGATCTTATATGGTAACTGCTGACGTAGCTCGGGGTGATGGTAAGGACTATTCTGCTTTTCATATTTTTGATATTGAATCAAATGTTCAAATTGGGGAATATAAAGGTCAAATAGGTACTAAAGAATTTGGCCATTTATTAGTAGGCATAGCTACAGAATATAATAATGCTTTATTAGTAATTGAAAATGCTAATATTGGTTGGTCTACAATCCAGGTTGTTATAGAAAGAGAATATAGAAATTTATATTATTCTCCTAAGTCTCAAGATGTAACTGCTGAAACTTATATGAGAAATTATGAGAATAATCAATCTCAAGTTCCTGGTTTCACTATGTCTATGAGAACAAGACCTATGATTATAGGTAAATTCCAAGAGTATGTTTCTGATAAAAGTGTAACTGTTCAATCTAAAAGATTACTTCAAGAAATGAGAACATTTATTTGGAAAAATGGTAGAGCTGAAGCTCAATCTGGTTATAATGATGATTTAATAATGAGTTTTGGCATTGGGTTATATGTTAGAGATACTGCTCTTAAATTTAGACAACATGGTTTGGATATGTCAATAGCAGCACTAAATGCCCTAACCAAAACTCAAACTCCATACCAAGGAGCATATTTTGCCACAGGTCGTGATAATCCATATTCTATAAATAATGGAAAAGGAGGAACTGAGGATTTTAGGTGGATTTTTTAATATTTATTCATATATTAATATACAATGGCTGATACAAGCGTATTTACAAGACTAAAAAGATTATTTTCTACTGATGTTATCATCCGTAACACTGGAGGGACTTCTTTGAGTGTTCTTGATTTTAACCAAACACAAGTCGCGGGGCAAGTTAATACTAACTCTTTATATGATAGATACACCCGTCTTCATACTACCAATGCCTCCCCTATCTATAACCCAGGTCTTAATTACCAAACATTAAGAGTTCAGTTATATTCTGATTATGAAGCTATGGACACTGATGCTATTGTAGCTTCAGCTCTAGATATATTAGCAGATGAATGTTCTCTTAAAAATGAGATGGGTGAGGTATTAACTATTAAGAGTAGTGATGAAAAAATTCAAAGGATTCTATATAATTTATTTTATGATATTTTAAATATAGAATTTAATTTATGGATGTGGACTCGCCAAATGTGTAAGTATGGTGACTTTTTCCTTAAATTAGAAATAGCTGAAAAATTTGGTGTTTACAATGTAATACCATATACCGCTTATAATATTATTAGAGAGGAAGGATTTGATAAAAATAATAGAGATAAAGTTCAATTTAGATTTGACCCTGATGGTTTGAGTGGGGGTGGTAGCTTAGGTGGATATTATGGAGGTTTAGTTAGTCCTAATAGCTCTACATCAACTGGTGCTAATATGGTTATATTTGATAATTATGAAATTGCCCATTTTAGACTACTATCAGATGTAAGCTATTTACCTTATGGTAGAAGTTACATTGAGCCTGCTCGTAAACTATTTAAACAATATACTCTTATGGAAGATGCTATGTTGGTTCATAGAATAGTTAGAGCACCTGAAAAACGTATTTTCTATATCAACATAGGTAATATTCAACCCGCTGAAGTAGATG